CCGGTGCGCCCCTCGATCGCGGCGATGGCGGCGCGCAGGAAGCCCGCCAGCGCCGGGTCCTGCAGCCCGGCCTCGGCAAAGCCGGTGCCCAGCCGCAGATGCGCCCGCAGCCCGTCCACCGGCAGGGCCGTCTCGGGCACCGCGCCCGTCTCGATCACTCTCATCGCCCGTCCTCCCCCGGTCCCAGCCCGCAGCCGGGCCGCCCCTGCCGGGCGGCCCGGCGGTCCATCAGGCGATGCCGAACTTCAGAAGCTTGATCGCCGCGAAGTCGCTGACCGCGCCGCCGACCCGCTTGGTCGCGTAGAAGATCACGTGCGGCTTGGCCGAGAACGGATCGCGCAGCACCCGCAGGTCGGGCCGCTCGGCGATGGTGTAGCCCGCCTCGAAATTGCCGAAGGCCAGCGCGCAGGCGTCGGAGGCGATGTCCGGCATGTCCTCGGCGATCAGCACCGGGTAGCCCAAAAGCCGTGCCGGCTCGCCGGCCGAGAGGCCGTCGGTCCACAGGAACCGGCCATCGGCGTCCTTGAACTTGCGCAGACTGCCTGCGGTGCGCGAGTTCATCACGAAGCGCGCCCCCGCCCGGTAGGGCGCGCCGAGCCGGTAGACGAGGTCGATCACCGCGTCGGCCGGATTGTCGATGTCGAAGCCGCCATCGGTGCCGGTGGCGACGTAGCCGAGGCTGCCCCAGGCCCAGCCGTCATCATCGACCTGCGGGTAGCTCAGGAGCCCCGCCGGCTTGTCGACGCCGTCGCCGGAGATGAAGGCCGCCGCCTCCGAGCGGGCGAAGCTGTCGGCGATGCGGCCCGCGAGCCAGCCCTCGATATCGAAGGCGCTGTCGTCGAGCAGCCGCTGCGACGCCTTGGGCAGGGCCGACAGCTCGTGCAGCGGGATGCTGACCCGGTCGATCTGCGGCGTGCCGGTCTCGACCCGGGCGCTGGTCTCGTCGGCCCAACCGGCCCCGGCCTCGGCGTGGTCGATCAGCACGTCGTAGGAGCCGGCATCCACCGCCACCACGTTCGAGACCGCGCGCAGCGAGGCGGTGGCGCCGAGCACGCCGCGCACCCGGTCGGCGGTCTGCGGATCGACGAGATAGCCGCCATCGGCGGCGACGGTCGTGCTCATCGCCTTGCCTTCGAGCCCGAGGCCGCGCAGCCCGTCATCCTCGCCGGTGCGCAGATAGGCGCCGAAGGCGGCGCGGTGCGGCTGGCCCTCGGCCTTGGCTTCGAGGGCGGGTCGCGCGGCCAGCGCGGTCTTGCGGTCCAGTCGTGTCATCCGGTCGTCCTGTGCCTTGAGTTTGGTTCGGATCTCGGCCGAGAACCGGCCCAGCTCGTCCATCAGCCCGCCGATCTCCCGGCCGAGCGCATCGTCGTCACGCATCCTGTTTCCCCTCGTCACCCCTGAGACTGCGCCGCGCCGCGCGCAGCTTTGCGACCAGCGCGTCGTCGCGCTTCGCCCCCACCCGCGCCTCGCGCAGCATCGGGAAGGTCACCAGCGACACCTCCCACAGCTCCAGCTCGGTGAGCCTGCGCCCGGCGCCATCCTTCTGCGCGCGCCGGGTGCGGTAGCCGATCGACAGCCCGTCGATCGCCCCCGCCGCGACCAGCGCGGCCGCCTCGCGGCCCTGCGCCACCGCCTCGAGGATGCGGCCCCGGACCCAGAGCCCCTTGCCGTCCTCGCGCACCTCGTCCCAGACGCCGATCGGGCGCGCGGGATCGTGCTGCCACAGCATCCGCACCCTCCCGCCCGCCGCCGCCAGCCGCTCCAGCGAGGCCGCGTAGGCGCCCGGCGCCACCACGTCGCCACCCTGGTCGGGCCTGTCGAACAGCGAGGCGTAGCCCGCGATCACCGCGCCCTCGCCGATCTCCAGCGGCCCGGTGCCATCCGTGCCGCCCGCGCAGAACTTGCGCTCCAACTCCATCATCGCCTCCCTCACATCCCCACGATCTGCTGCGCCGCCTGCGCGCCGATCGCCGCGACCACGCCGTAGACGGCGATCCAGAGCCGGCGCTCCAGCCGCTCCATCACCGCCTCGATCCGCTCCAGAGTCGCGGCCACCTGCGCGAATTGCAGCGCGACCAGCCGCTCATGCGCCTCGATCCTGAGACCCGGCGCGCAGGCGAAGCCCGTCTCGCGCAGGTCATCCATCCCCGTCCTCCCCGCGCGACGGCAGGCCGAGCAGCGCGCGCTTCTCCGCGTCGGTGAGGAACAGCGCCTCGGAGACCCGTCGCCACTGGCCGTCGCGCTCGGGGCCCAGCGCGGGCACCTGGTCGAGATCGACGCGCAGCTCGAAGCGCGTGCCTGAAAGATCCGACAGCCATTCGGCCAGCGCGCCCGCAACCCGCGCCATCAGCGGCAGCACGGTCAGCCGGTAGAAGGCGCGGTTGGCCTCCTGGTAATTGGCGTAGGTGGCGTCGCCCGGGATGCCGAGGATCATCGGCGGCACGCCGAAGGCCACCGCGATCTCGCGCGCCGCCGCCGCCTTGGTCTGCTGGAACTCCATGTCCGAGGGCGAGAAGCCCATCGGCTTCCAGTCGAGCCCGCCTTCGAGCAGCATCGGCCGCCCGGCATTGCGGGCGCCCTGGTGCTGGCTCTCCATCTCCTCGACCAACCGGTCATACTGGTCGGGGCTGAGCTGCGCCTGCCCGTCGGCGCCGCGATAGACGATCGCGCCCGAGGGCCGCGCGGCGTTGTCCAGAAGCGCCTTGGACCAGGCCGAGGCGGCGTTGTGCACGTCGATCGCGGTGGCCGCGGCCGACAGCGCCGAGAGCCCGTAATGATCGTCCTGGGGGTGAAAACTCTTGATGTGGCAGACCGGCGAGACGCCGCCCTCGACCGCGAAGCGATGGGTGCGGCCGCCGGCGGCGTAGTCATAGCCCACCGGCCAGCCATCGGGGCCGGGCACCAGCGCGACCCGCTCGGAGCGCAGCACGTGCAGCTCCAGCGGCAGCCCGTCGGTGCCCACCGCCTCGACATAGCCGTTGCCGGTGAGCAGGAGCTGGCCGACCAGCGCCTCGATCAGTTCGGCCCGGCCCTGGCCCGGATTGGGCCGCGCCAGCAGCGCCAGCGCCGGGTGCGCGTCCTGGCGCCGCCCGGCCTCGGTCAGCACCAATGGCAGCGCCGCCGCGGCTTCGGAGATCAGCCGCACGGCGCGGAAACCGACCGGGTTCGACACGAAGCCCGCCCGGGTGAGCGAGACCGTGTCCCGCGCGCTCCAGGCCGGGCGGCCCGCGCCGGGCCAGGCCAGGCAGCGCCCCGCCGCCGAGGCCTTGGCCTCCGGCGCCCCCTTGCCGCGCTTGAAGAATTCGAACATCGCCGCCCCCCGCTGGTCGTCCGTTTGGCTTGGCAGGGAGAATGGCAGCGCGGGGTTGGGAAAGCCGGAACGCGGCGCGCGGTGCCCCGGCCGGGCACGCAACACCCCCGTCCGGCGGCCGGCGGGAGTGCGGGCTCAGAGCATCCGCAGGCGCGGGCTGCGCCAGTGCTGCGCGGGCGCGATCATCAGCTCGTGCAGCGCCCAGACCAGCGCGTCGACCCGGTCGGGCGAGCCCGATCCGAGAAAGCCGCGCGCGGTCATCTGCGCCATCTGGTCCTCCAGCGCACCGAGCCCGCGCAGGTGGTGCACCCGGCCCTGTTCGTAGAGCGCGGCGACCGGCTCGGCCCGGAGCCCCTTGGAGCGCCCAGCATGCAGCGCCTTGAACGGCACCAGCGGGTCGACCTGCCGCACCACCGTCTCGACCAGCGCGCCGCCCTGGTTGACCTCGGCCACCATCCGCTCGGCCCCGTGCCGCGCCATCGCGGCGCAGGCGGCGCGCGCCCAGCCCTGCGGCGAGGCGCGGATCGCGGTCGCGTCCTCGAGCACATAGGCCCGCCAGTCGGCGGGCGGGCCCTGCGTGACCGCGCCGGCGACGATGATGCCGCAGGCGTCGGAGCCCGCATGCGCGCTCACCGAGGGGTCGACCGCGACCACGATCCGGTCGAGATCGGGCGCCCCCTCGACCACGCAGCCGGCCAGCATCGCGGCGGTCCACAGCGCCCCTTCGGCATCGGCCAGCAACACGCCGTCGAGCTCCTGCCGGCCCTGCCGCGTCCCGGCGTAGCGGCGGCGCATCTCGTCCAGAAAGCCCGGCGCGAGATTGGCGGCGTTGGCCTCGGTGGGCGCATGGGTGGTCACCGTGCTGTCGGCAGCCAGCAGGTCGCGCAGCACCGCGACGTTGCGCGGGGTGGTGGTGACGCAGGCGCGCGGATCGCCCAGCCGCAGCCCGAATTGCAGCATGTCCCACGCCTCCTGCCCGCGCTTCCACTTGGCCAACTCGTCGGCCCAGGCGGCGTCGAATTGCGGGCCGCGCAGCGCCTCGGGGTCATGCGCCGAGAAGATCTGCGCCGTGGCGCCGTTGGGCCATGTCAGCATCCGCCGGGTCGCCGACCAATCCGGCCGCCGGTCGGGCGGCGCGCAGGCCATCAGGCCGCTATCGCCAAAGACCATCACCTCGCGCGCCTGGTCGAGCGTCTCGCCGATCAGCGCCACGCGCCGGGCCCGGCCAGGATCGCGCGGGCGCGGACCCTCGACCTGGCCGCGTACCCATTCCGCCCCGGCCCGGGTCTTGCCCGCGCCGCGACCGCCCAGGATCACCCATGTCCGCCAGTCGCCGCCCGGCGGCCGCTGATGCGGCAGCGCCCAGAGATCGAACAGATGCGGTAGCGCCGCCAGCGCGGCCGCGTCGAGCCCGTCAAGAAAGGCGGTCCTCTCGGCAGCAGGCGCGCAGGCGATCCAGCCGGCAAGTGATCCGCCGCCGGGCATCGTCGAGGTCGATCTCGCCTGCGGCGAGGCCGCCATCCTGTCGCTTGAGCCAGTCATTGAAACGCCTCTCCACTTCGAACGCCGCCTTAAGCGCGCTTTCCAGATCGCTGATCTTCTTGGAAATTTCCCTTGGTACGCCGG